CAGCTCGGGGTTCCAGGTAATCCAGACTTCCGACCCCTCTTCGCGCACGGTTGGATTGAGCTTCTGCCAGGCGATTTCACTGACGTTCTCAGCCTCATCAACCCAGGCCAGCAGGATGCGCGCCTTGGACTTGATGCTATCCAAGTTGTGGCGGAGGCCTGCGAAGGCGTACCACACTCGCCGATTCCGAGTGCGGATGTACTTCTCGCCGATGTCGAAGTAGTCGTTGAGCCAGTCAACAGATCGAATCGCTTGTTTGACCTCCTCCATTGAGGAGTCTTCCAAGCTGTTCATGTACTCACGGCCACACAGGATCACGCCGGAGACCTCGGCTTCCGCGAACATGTAGGCCCGAACGGCCGACATGAGGGCGAAGGTCCGCGTCTTGGCGCTGCCCCGTCCGCCATAGGCGCCCCGGTAGCGGATGCTTTCACCTGGCTTGTCCGTGAATACCGGTATCAGCTTCGGCGGTATCTCAAGCGTCGCTGTCGTCATTGGGGGCCACAAGCTGGATGGTGGTCGGCTTTGGCGTCATGCTGCCGTCGCTCGAGGTGTGATCGTGACCATCCTTGAGGCCCAGGTCTCGGGCGATGATGTTGGCGTTGAGCAGGTCAGCGGCGGCACCGGAGAACTTCTGATCTCGAATGATCGACTCTGCTCGCGTGACGACTGCGCAAAAATCATCGTCATCACGCCAGCGGCGCCAGGTCATCGTGTCTATATCAAGGAAGATGCACAGCCCGTCGATGGTCATGGCCCGCATCTTCGGGATAGTCGCCATCACGACTTCCCCCTGATTGTGGAACGCCTTGGACTCCCACAGCGGGTGCTTCTCCACCCAATGGAAATATTCGCAGCAGGCTTCCCAAAGCAGGTCGGCACTGGCGAATAGCTTGTCGCGGCCGTGCTTGGTCCTGGCTTTCCAGAACTGGTTGCCTTTAGGTGCTGCCATGAGTGCCTCATTGAATAAGCGGTGCTGAGCTCACGGCGGACGGACTTGCCAGCCACCGTGAGCAATACGGTCACGCAAGCAGGCGCAGTTGCATCTGATCCTCGAGCATGCGGACCTGGATCGTGAGGGGTGGTCAGATTGACCCCCGTTTGCTTATGCCACGTCCAGCTTGAGCATGAAGTAATTGATCTGCTCGTCAGTGCCATTTTCGAGGATGTATTTGATTTCCTCCGCTCTACCTTGCATCCCTAACCGAAGGCATTCTTCATATGCGCAACAAAGAAGAGAACGGTACATCCCGGAGGAGCTGGCTATTTCATGGAAGTCTTGGTCAGTCGGCGTGAGTTTTTTATCGGGCGAATTTGACGCCGCTCTGAGGAGGGCTTCCTTAACGTCCTCAATTTCAATACAAGAAAAAACTTCCTTGCCTCGCTTTTCTGCGGCACTGCTAACTGCGCGAAGAGCGTCGGATTCTGCTTTGGCAAGATCTCGACCCTCTGGAACTTGGATGAAAATGGCATCTACGACCAAATCATCCATCAGACCATGGTTGAGAAGCTGGTTTAGTCTTCTTTCGGCATTTGATGCCCTACCGATCTTCATCAATCCATGACTGAATGTGATGCAGTACAAGCACTGATGACTTCCAATTTCTCTTGCTTTACGCCTGGCATCGTCTAAAGCAACGTTGCTCATGATGTGTCGTCCTTATGGCGATGAGCCTAGAGTTCACACGGGTACTGACAGCCCACAGAGGCGACACACTGCCGTCCCCAATAGACTCATCCCGTAAGGCTCTGTGGTTTGTGCGTCGTGTGAAGGACGCAGGTACAAAAAAGCCCCGGCGGGCGCCAGGGCTTGGATGGTTCTGTTTACTTGACGCAAGGCGAATATATCGCCGGGGATTTATCCGTCATCCGCTGTCGGTGTAGTGGATTGCTCAACACGACAGACTGAATAGGGCCCTTGGGAGCTTTCTCCGAAGGGCGGTCACCGGGTGAATCGTCTATCGACGCCGGGCCTTGGTAGCCAGGGGATCACCTTCCTGCGGCTGTGGGTGTTCAGTCGAATCGGAAGCTCAGCGATCGCATAGCCAGGCGGTACCATGCTGGCAATCTGCTCACCGCGACATCAGGTGCAAGCCATGGTCTGAACCAAAATCCAGTGCATGAGTATCCGGTTTCGGTTTTGCGTGGGGTGAACAGACCAATGTGGCTGCCGGACCATCCTCGAATAAGGCCGGGCAACAGGAAGATTGCTGTGTAGCGAATCTGTATTCGAAGCGGCGAGCCTTTACATTGCCCACTCATCACGTTCCTGTGAATTCTGAATAGCTTCATCTCTCACCTCGTCTTGATCGCGTCCATGAACGTGCGGGGCGCTCGGTTTTCTTGCCGCTGTCGGCTGCCGAGGAAAAATCCCATCACGCTGCTGACCAGGCCTGCTGCGATGCCTGTCACCGCAATATCGGCATACCGCTCTCCGGTAGGCGTCAGCTCTACGAACGTCACTGCGCCGATGTAGGCGAACACAGCGACAATCACTAGAGTGCCGAGCAGGTACACGAAGTTGCGTGCCAGCCAACCTGCGTTATCAGCCTGAAGCGTGGCGACCTGCATCGCCCTGGCATCCTGACGGTCATGCAGATAGAGGCGCGTCAGCTCGATGTCGAGTTCGCGCAGCTTGATCTTGGCTGCCTGTGGATCAGCCTGCACCTTGCTCACTACCGCTTGCGGCGCGACCTCAGTGCCCAAAGCGTCAGCGACGCGCTTACCCAGAGCAGCACCGACCAGCCCACCAGCACCAGGTACAACGGCATTGCCAGCCGCTGTAGCGGCAACCTGCGCCACGCCAGGGGCAGCCTCTTTGAGCGCTTGGCCCACGCTCGGTGCGATCTCTGATAGGAATCCACCAACGTCGCTCCAGTTCATGCTTGCCTCATTCGCCGCTGTATAGCGACGTGATAGCAGGGAAGCGTCCGCATTCATGCCGGACGATGCCCCGGGTGTCGGGTAGTTGGTCAGGTGGAACGCCAACGATCAGTGCCTGCCAGTGCTGCACGCCTTCACCGCGGATCATCGGAGCATCCTTGAAGAAGGCGTCGACCTTCACGTCCATGCCGGACTGACCCTCGAGCGCCCACTCGACGCCTCGGAAGCTGCACTCCCGATTCTTGACTGCCGAACCGCTCACGATCGTGGCAGGGCGGCCCAGGTATTCCGACTCGGTCAGGCTCTCGATCTGCATCTCTGTGACCACTGGGAGCACTGACCCATGGAGTCGTGCAGCGGTGTCTGTCTGCGAGAACAGCCCAAGCCAGCCCAGGGCCAGGAAAAAGGCGGGCCAGCTCAGGGCCCAGCGTGCTATCCGGTAAGCCATTTGCGTATCTCCTCGGCTACGGTCTTCCATGCCATCAGAGCGCCCGCAAGACTGGCCAGGATCATCGTCACCCACTTGGCGGCCCAGCCGAGGGACTTCCAGCCGCGATAGGCTCGCAGCACCTCGTGGATCAGGGCGACGTCTTGTTCTGAAAACTGGGGGTCAGTGCAGACGCGGCGCTCCAGCCTTTCGAGAGGATCGTCTTGTTCAGCCATAGGAACTCTCGGGCTGGTGTGTTTTCCGCTTTCGCGGTCTGCGTATTCGTAAAGGGGTAGATCAGGGCCGCGAGACTCTGACGGTCTCATCAAGCCAGTGAAACTGGACGCTCTCAGGCGTCAGGAATAGATCGCGCTCAGCCTTGCGGCGCCGGGTCAGCCCAGCCAGTACGCGGCCGCCGGCTTTGTTCCAGCGCGGCATCTCGTCGGCGGCGCCACGGTAGTCGCAGGCATTCAACTTGCGCAGCAGGGTGGAGGTCTCGAGGGCGCCAGGCCCGACGTTGTAGGTGAACGAGACCAGAGCGTCGAACTGGTTCTGGTTGAGCGGCACAGCAACCAGGCGCTCGACGTCTTCCTCGAACCGGGCAACGTCATGGCGGAGCAGGGCGAACGCCTCATCCTCGGTGATCGTGTCTCCGGGCTGTACGCGGGAGCCATCGGGGTACCGGGTCGTGCCCAGGCCGATGGTCCAGGGATGGCCGCCAGTGCCAGGATCTGGATATGACTCAAGCTCGAGGCCCTCGAACTCGGCGACCAGGTTCAGTCCGCGCTGGCTGGTCTTCATGGCGACACCTCGGGGAATAAAACAGCCCGCAGGAACGGGCAAAGACACCAGGTGGCGGCGTCATCACGGGAAAGGGTGCCGCCCACTCGATGGCGAGGGACAGGGCTCGCGGGACGGCATAACGAACTACGCCCCGGCGGGAGGCCAGGGCGCAGGATGTGGTGGGCCACCGGGTTTCGAACCCTGCCCCTCCGGTTATGAGCCGGACGCTCTCGCCAAGTGAGCTAGAGGCCCAACGAAAAAGCCCCGCCGGTGAGGGCGAGGCTTTGAGATGTGGTAGCTGTTTGGGCGTACGCCGTCCAGCTTACAGATAACGTACAACATCGGGGCTTAGAAATCCAGCACTTTATGCAGCCTTCCTGATATTTCTCACCATATCGCCGATCGTCTCGCTGATTGGCTCCATGGCTTCGCCCTCCCAGTGGTTGATCGACGCCTGGATCACGGACCACACCGGCATCCAGTCTTGGTGCCACTTCCGGGTGGTGATCGCCACGCCGTACCACTCGGCCATAGTGGCGCCGATACGCTCAGGGCCCCATGCCGGCTGCTCGTTCGACAGATTGCGCTGCCGCTCCAGTAGGGCGACGTGGATCAGGTAGTGCACGCGCTCTTTCTTCGCGGGGCGCCAGGCTCGACCATCGCCCCAGTTCGGAATGCTGGCGATCACCTTGCCCTCGACGGCTTCCACAGCGTCATCCAGATAGGCATTCGCCTGCTCGGTCGAGGGATGGCACAGCACATGCCCGATTGCAGCCAGGGTGGGCTGCTCACGCTCCAGGCGGCAGATGCGGGCGTAGACCGGCCCGTACTCAATGCCGTGGGCAGCGCCGGTACCACCCTTCTTGGTGAACTGCACGCCGCCACCGCTTTCCAGCTCCTCGAGGATGGGGCCCATCTGAGAGCGAACACCGGTATCGAGTGCCATGGCCCATGCCAGTTTCGGATCAGTCGTAATCATGCCGCGCTCTCCCGTTTTGCTCGTGCCTTGGCCTCGTCGGCGGTGCCGCAGATGCCGATTGCTTCTGATTGCCGCCACAGGGTGAAAAGATCCTTCCCTTCATGGCGTGTCCTGCTGATCGTCCACTCGCCGCTCTGGATGCTGTGCGAGCTGCGCCGTGACCACTTCACGACCGGCGCCTCGGGTCGTTGTGGTGGTAGCGCCGATCTGGCGGGCGCTCGGATTGCTTGTCGCTCACTCGAACACCTCCTCACTCCAGCCGCCGCCATCCTTCTTGCGGCGCTTCATGACCGCGATGAACCGGAAGGGGTAGAGGTCGGCGGCGATCTTGATCTTTGCCCGGGCATCGTCCCGCCAGAAGCCCTTGACCTCGTGACACTCCATCAGCCCATCAGCTCGCATTACCGCGAAGTCGGGTGAGTAGAAGGTGTTGTCTGCGAGGCGCAGCTTGAGCCCTTCGAAGCGGTACCAGGCAATCTCGCCGGCGACGCGCTGCTGTTCGAGCAGGGCGGCATAGGCCGCCTCTGTCTGGTTCATCCTTCCGGCCTTCATGCGGCCCAGGGCTAGATCGCTCATTGCTCCAGCTCCTGGGCGCGCTTGGCGCTCGCCACGATGTCGGCCAGATCCTGCTCGCGGGTCTTGTGGCCCCGTTCGCCGGGCTGCAATGCCTTCTTGATCAGGTGTTGCAGCGCTGGATTGTCGACGGCCCAGGCGGCGAGGACGTCGTAGACATCAACCCACACGCCAGGCTTGATCTCGCGGTGGTACTTGTTGCGCGGCTCCTCATCACCCATGCGGATTGGCCGGGCCAGATCCCTGACGCTGACGAGCGTCTCCTCGTGGCGGAGCAGGGCGTTGTCGATGTGGTCAGCCATGGGCATCCTCCAGCTTCTTGATTCGCTCGCGCAGACGTTCGTTTGCTTCAATCAGCTGGGCAACCTCTTTCCCATGCCGGTCCCTGGCGCGGCTGGCGTCCTCTTTCCACGCCTCAACAGCTTCCTTCCAGCGCTCAATCTCCAGGGCGTGCGCCTCGCTGCTGCACGCCATGTTCACGATATTGACCAGGCTTTCAGCGAACTCGCGCCACTCATTGGCCAGGACCATCCTGCCCAGACTGTCTCTGATATCGTGCCGCTGCTCGCCCGTTTGAGCCCGGTAGCTGTCGACGCTCCAGGGCACGGGATGAAGCTCTTCGTGATTCACTTGGCATCCTCCTTGGCGGCGATGAACTCGAGGGCGTCGGCCAGGGCGCCGACGATGGGCTCGTCTGTGAAGTGGTCGAGACCACGGTTGGTGGTGTCGAGGAGCCACCGGGGCTGTCGGGCCTGCATCTCGGGGCTGGCATGGATCGCCTGATGGCACTCCCGGCAGGCGGGCATGGCGAAACTGTCCGGGGCTGTGGTGCCCATGCCAGACAGGCCCCAATGCAGCCCGATACAGTGATGGGCGTCCGTGGCAGGGCCGCCGCACGCACAGCAGGGCAGAGACCGGACGAACGCCAAATATGTAGGGCTACGCCACCGTTTGCTGTTCACGCGCGAAACACTACGGTGCTTGTCGCTCGCGGATGCCTGCTTTGTTGACGACAAACGCTTACGGGCCATCGGCGCCCGGTTGCGAAGCGGTGTCTTCCGCTGGAGGGCTGATCTCCTCACGAATCCCTCCTGTCGATCTGCTCCAGAAAGCTGCGCATCTCCTCGCGGGCCCGGCGCTTCTCCTCGCGCTGCGCCCACGCCAAGGCTGCGCAGGCGCCGAGGCAGGACACGATGGCGAAGGCGAATAGGGCGAATGTCGGGTTCATGCGGTTTCCCCAAACAGGTCGAATTGCTCCTCGCGGGCTGGCCGATCGATCTCGCCGTTCATCCAGCGCTCCCAAGTCTTCTGCTCGATCAGCTGGCCCTGGTATTCATGGCCCCTGCATGTATGACAGAAGGTGTGACGCCGATCCTTCTGGCTGAAATCGCTTGTATTGCTCGATCCACATAACGCGCATCCGTTCATGCTGCCTCCCGGTATTCGTCGAACACACGCAGGGCGGGATCGCTCCACTGGACGCCGTGATCGGTCCCGAAGGCGTCGATCAGGGTCAGCAGGTCGGCGAAACGCTGCTTGGTCATCTTCGAGGTGCGGCCGCCGATCATGACGAAGCCGCCTTCCAGTCCCGGCACCACGTCCTGGCGCTCCAGGGCAGCGCTGAAGATGTCCTTCCAGGCCTCCTTGGAAAGGTACCGGCCATACCACTCAACCTGCCGGCTGACGTCGGACAGCACGGCCCACAGACGGCGGTTCTGGTCGAGGCTCCGCTGGTTCTTGGGCCGGCGAAGCACCAGCTCGACAGGGCCTGCCTCCAGGCCCCGGCCAGCCATTCGGGCCGCCATCTGGATGACGCCGCCCAGGTCCCGCAGGGTGGCGATCTGGTAGGTCAGTTCCCGGCTCATGCGCTCACCTCCTCGTCTTCCCGCTCCTCGGTGGTGACGTGCTCGTCGCCGTCGATGCGCATCAGGAATCTTTCAGGACAGAGCGGGAGCTTCCCTCCTTCCGGTGATGCGGACAGCTCCCATGAGTCGCTCGAGAACTTATAGCCGGTGCGAAATATGTCGCCTTCGCTGTAGCGGCGCAGAGCGGTGGCGGAGAACCCGAAATACTTGTGGTGGGTGACCATCACCAGGCACCCCGGCTCGATTGGCTTGCTCATCCCTTACCTCCCGCGATCACTGCCAGGGTGAGAACGCCCAGGGAGGCCCCAATGAACAGGCCGATCAGAAATAGGGTCATGCCTCAATCTCCCCGTGTTCTTCAGTGAAAACCTGCTCGTCGCCGTCGATGCGAAGCAGGTGGCGCTCATGCACTGATCCCATGTTGGTTTCACGACGCGACCCGTCTTCAAAGCTCGCCATCATCGGAGAGCTGAGAATCACCAGCCACATGCCAGGCCCGCCAGTGGTCGTGTGCCCGTTTGGCATGCGATTTCCATTAGCCCTCGGAACTCGATCAACCACGTGAACCGGCATTCCTGAATACAAGCCCTTTGTGATAATTGCCTCGCAGTTCGGAACAATCTGCTTCATGCCGCGCCCTCCGCGATTACGCTGTGCCCAAGCTCCATGTCGACGTCGTGCCAGCCGGCCAGCCAATAGGCGCGAGCTACGGGGCGCAGTCCGCCCGGAACGACCTTTGGGCATCCCTTCTGCCTTGCTGAACGCCCGCTGATGTAGGCGCCCAGGCCTCGATCCTCTGCCATGATTTTCGCCACCCTCTGAGTGCGCTGCGGATCAGTCAGCCCGAGCCTGAAAGCACGGGTCCGGACGGCTTGCACCGAGCGACCGAGCCGTTTGCCAATGACACTGGCGGGGGTCTCGCCTTCGTAGAGCTCGGTCAGGATGGCGTCTTGTTCTGCGGTCCACTTCATGCGGCGGCCCTCCTGCGCATGCTCATGATCAGGGAGCGGCGACGCTTGGCATTCTCCCTGGCCCAACGGCGGTAGTTAGGGCCCAGCACGCCGATCTGCTTGTGGACCCACGAATTGCTGACCTTGTAGCCGATGGCATTGAGGTAGGCAGTGCACTCGGAGCAGTTCATGCCCTTGAAGTCGATGCAGTCGCCCAGGATGTCGTGGATCTCGGCCACAAGGGCTGCGTCTTTCCGGCGAAAGGCCCCGACCCGCTCCGGGTTGCACAGCCCCATGTCGGCGGCCTTGCCCCGCACCGAAATGCGGGAGCGCCCCAGCTTGTCGGCTGCCTGTTGGTAGGTGGCACCGCTGGCAATGATCTGCTCGAGCCTGTCCAGCTCTTGGCGTGTCCAGGGTTGGCGGGGGCCGGCCTGGCGAGTCAGGCCCAAGTCCCACGCCTTGTGGTTGACAGAGCTCTTGGTCCGGCCAAGCTCCTCGGCGATGGCTCGGTGGGTAACGCCTTCGGCCAGGCGCTGGCGAAGGGTTGTCAACTCGGCCTCGGTCCAGATGCGTCCGCTCATGACCGCACCCCCGCCATATGCTTCTCGGCCTGCTCCAGCACTTCTTGGCGGCGCTTCTCGAAGCGTTCGACTTCCTCCTGGCGGCGCTGGCGTGCGGCCTCGTCGTTGTGGTTCAGCAGGTCGCGCAGATGGGCAATGACCTTGGCGCGCTTTTCCGGGTCGTATCCTGGCTCGTCTTCCGGGCGAGTCGGCGCGGGCAGCAGGTGCTCCACCTTGGGCGACTCCAATCGGCCCTGCTTGATGGCCTCGTCAATGGCCTCCTTGCGCAGCTCCTTGCTGTCGCCAAGGGTGGGCCACCAGCGAGGCTTCTCGCCCTTGGCTTTGGATGCGGCGACCTCACGCTCGTAGGCGGAGATGAACGCCATCCGGGCACCCACCTTGTCGCCAAGCTCCAGCACCGGACTGGCGGCGCCCATGGCCTTGGCGATCTCGTCGGTCCAGACCACGGTGGCGTTCTCGTCTTGCGATTCCAGCGCTTTGGCCCACGCCTCGTTGGGCGTCAGGTGGTCATCGCTGCTCGCCATGCGCTCGAGGATCGCGGCCAGGGTCAAGCGGCCAGACAGCTCGGAGCGGCACCGGGCCAGAGCCTGCTCGACTTCACCGCGCTCCCGGTCTTTCAGGTCGCGGATCATCAGCGACGCGGCGGCGGGCTTGATTTCGCTGCCCAGCACTTCGGCGGTGGCGTAGAGCTGTTCCAGAAGCTGCTCGGCGTCCTGTCGTGTCAGCGGCATGGTTATTCCCCCCAGTTGCCCAGCAGGCGCTTGGCCTCGTCGGCAGCGCTGGCGTTGGCTTGCGTGCCGTCCATCTGGCGGGCACGAGTGGCGGTCATCTGGTTTCCGGTCTGCATCTGCATCGCGATGTTTTCGCAGTCAGCCAGCAGCAGGCCGACGGGGTGGCCCTTGGTGACGTAGTACTGCGAGTTGATGCTCAGGAAATACGCGGCGACGCCGGGGGCCAGGTCAGCACCCACCCGGTCAACCAGTTGGCCAAGCTGCCCGGCAACTTTGGCGTTCCAAATCGGCCAGACGCCGTAGCGGCGGCGGTAGGTCACGGCGTAGTTCGCCCAGGGCTTGAAGGTCTTGGCGGCCTGATCCTTCGGCCCAGGCATGTCGGCAGGGATTGCGACACGGGGTTCGTCAGCAGACTGATCACGCTCCACCAGATCGCCGGTTGAGACGGGCGGCGTAGCCCCCGGCTCCAACACTGGTTCATTGGACGGTTCAGTGGATGGTTCAAAGGACGGTTCGGGTGACACTGTGTCACCCCGTTCCTGCACAGGTGTCACCCCGTTTGTGTCAGGCTGACACCCCGTTGCTGCGCCAGTGTCACCCCGTTTCTTACGGGATGACGTCTTGTCACCCCGCTTGCGGGGAAGATCGGTCATCACGATGTCGTAAACCACTGGACGCTGATCGGCGCGCTCAATGTGAGCAGCGGCGATGGCCTGATTGCCCATGCGAATCACGCCCAGGGACAGAAGGTCATTGATCTTGCGGGTGACAGTGCGACCAGACAGGCCGGTGTACTTGGCCAGAGTGGCGTTGGACGGGAAGGCGTGACGCCCGCAGTTATCTGCGTGATTAGCCAGCCCCACCAGAACGAAGCGGGCGCCGGCATCAGTGACGATCTCTTGGTTCATGGCCCAAGTCATTGCTTCTACGCTCATGCGGCACCTGCGATCTTGTACTGAGCCCACAGGCCGGCAATCCAGTTGACGCCCTTGGGTGTGAATTTGGCCTGGCTGTAGGAGTGTCCACCGTCATCGGTGACGCCGGTCTTGACGACGAAGCGGTCAGCATCAATGTGCTGCTGGTACGGCATCCACTCGCCGCCCAAGCGGTACATGACACGGCTGTCTTGCAGGAAGGCGCGGAACTCGCGCTCGTTGGCTTGGAGCAGCTTGGCGACCTGGCGGAAACCCTTGTTGCCGGAGTCGGCGGAGACATAGCGCTCGACGAACTCTACGGCAGGCTTGGCGTGCTCAAGGGCGGCCTCGGCGCGCAGCTTGCTCTCAACCTCATCGGCCCAGGCACGGGCGGCTTCGACAGGGTTGGTGAAGTCGGGCAGGGCAGGCTTGGCCACCTGCTGCTCGAGTTGCTGCCACCGGTCTACAACAGCGGCGGTGAACTCCGGGGAGAGGCGAGCAACCAGCACCAGGGAGTCACGCTTGTTGAACCGGTACTCCTGATAGGTATTGCCACGGTGCTCGTAGTCGAACGTCGCCAGTGGCGAGGTTAAAATCTGATCAGCGGCCAGGCGCTCGGCTGACTTCCGGACGGCGTCGTGGCGACTTCCGGTCAGCTCCGCGATCTCGCGGCTCGACATGGTGGGCTTGCTGGTTTCGATGATGTCGTTCATACTTTGATCACCTTTGAGTAGTGAAGCGCCCGGTCCTTGCTCCCCAGCACGCCGGGCGTTTTGCGTTTAGGCCTTGGCCAGTCTCGGCTCGGCCATTTCCTTCAACTCGCTGCGCAGCGCGCACAGCTTCTCGATGGCTACGTCGACAGCACGGTCGATGGCCCACGCCTCATTGGCGTCAACCTTCCCGTCTGCCAGCGCGGCCTGAACCTCTTGGGCAACGTTGCCCACTGCCACCTGCTGGTGGATGATCCGGTCGCACAGGGATGCGTCGTCGTCCGGCTTGTCGGCAGGAACCGCCATCAGCTCCATGTCAGCCAGGATCTCGCTCAGGCAACGGGCATCTTTGGTCAGTACGGCGATCTTGATGAAGTCGTCGAGGGTCAGGCGGACGGGATAGTCCGGATCGACTTTCTTGCGCAGGCGGGAGTCGTCCATCTTCAGGCCACGGGCCACAGTGGCGAACCCGCGATCCTTGACCACCTGCCTCATGCCTTCTGTATATAAATCCATGTCCGGACTCCCTACTGGTGCTGCCTCTCACTGTTTCGGTGGAGGGGCTAATCTGTTGGTGTGGTTAGGCGGCTCGCTTGGAGCGGCTAACCCGGCGGTAAAGGCGCTCAATCTCTCGTCCGGTGCTGTAGCGGATGTCGACGCCTTGCGCAGCGCGCCAGATCGTCGGCTGGTTTGTCCCGCAGGCCTGGGCAATGGATGCCTGGCTGTGACCGGATTCGAGGAGAGCTTCCACCATGTCTTTAAGTTGCATCGTCAGCTCCAATACCCGAAATCATGATTCAATAATACGCACAGGTATTGGTTCGCGCAATACAATTTTCAATTCGAATTCGTATTGCGAGGAATCGCGCATGGAGACCTTGGGCGAGAGGCTGAGGCGCAAGTTGAATGAGCTTGGCTGGTCCGAGGGCGAGCTTTCGCGTCGCTCCAAAGTGAAGCAGCCGACCATCCACCGGATCATGTCCGGTCAGAGCAAAGATCCCAGGCAGGGCAACATCGAGAAACTGGCCTTCGCACTCGGCGTCGATGCCACGTGGCTCAGAAACGGGAAGGGAGCTGAGGCAAGGGGGAGCAGCAATGTCGGTGCGCCGTCACCCGTTGGCGAGTCGTACCATTACCCTGTAGTGTCGTGGGTGGCGGCTGGTCACTGGAGCGAAGCTATCACACCGTACGATCCGGGCTGCGAGCAGTCCTTTGAAGAAACCGACTACAAGGCCAAGGGGCGCGCCTTCTGGCTGGAAGTGCAGGGGGATTCGATGACGGCACCGACTGGCGTCAGCATCCCCCAGGGCATGATGATCCTGGTTGACCCCGAGGTTGAGGCCAACAATGGGAGCCTGGTCGTCGCCCAGCTCGCTGGTGGCGACGAGGCGACCTTCAAGAAACTTGTGATCGACGGCGGCATGCGTTACCTCAAGCCGCTGAACCCGTCCTACCCGGTCATCCCGATCAACGGGAATTGCGAGATCGTTGGAGTGGTGGTCGAGGCAAAGATGAAGCTCCGATTCACGACCCACTAAGCGAACGCGCCGAACCACAAGAATCCGCCGTCCTGGCGGATTTTTTTTGATCCATAATTCCTAAACGTATCAATATCTTATCCCGTGAGGGGCAAAATCATGTGTTTTTCAATGCGCAAAATCATTGACGGAATCAATACGCCTGAGTATTGTTTGAAGCGTGGACAGGGCAGCAGCCCACCACCCGAGCTACCGGATGTAGCCGACCCGGAGACCCAGCGAAGTCGGAGCTGGCGAGGCGAGGCCCCAACAGAGGGCGAGCCGCGACCCTATAAGGGTTATCCGAGAGCGCTTTGGCGATGGTGAGTGTTGATGGCGAGGCCAGGGGGTCTGGTGCAGCCAGCGGGCTGGTGAGAGGCCGGTCACGTCAGAGCGCTCTACGGATGACAACGACAGGAGAGCACGATGGATAACGAATGGATCAGCGTAGAGGAGCGTCTTCCGGAGCATGGCGAGTGGTATCTGGTGGCGGCTCCATCACCACTTGGAGATCGAGTCACGACGATGGCGTTTCTGGATGCTACCGAAGGCGGCGAGCCGCCGGTCTGGCTTGCCCACAACGACACAGGTTCTGATGAGTGGGATGACATAACCCACTGGATGCCGCTCCCGGCACCGCCCCACACCGCGCCACGGGCGTGACAACGGAGCCTTCTCGCCGAGAGGGCTGATGGATGACAACCAGGAGAAAGGCAATGACCTACCAGGCAAGAATCGAGGTCGCCGTCCATAAGCTTGAAGACGGCGACGCCGAAATAGTCAGTCGCATCGTTCCCGTCGACGAAGACAGGCCGCCAATCGAGAGCAGGCGCTTGTTATCTGAGGTCACCGCAGGTTGCGGAACAGGTACTCCTCAACGGCCTTGCCGTGTTCGGCTTCAAGCTCGCTGATAGGGCATATCAGGGTGTTGCACTTCGAGCAGTAGACGTTCTGGTCTGCATCTTGCTCTTCGGGAAGCGTGAAGACATCGCTACCACAGGACTTGCACTTACCGTCGTGAGTAATGCGCGGCATATCCGCCTCTTTCGCTACGTTGCTGTGTGGAAGCTTCAGCGTAGCGCGAAGCGCGTCACCTGCGTAGTGGTGAGGCAGCCGGGGCTGACCGGCAACGCGATCCCATGCGTCAGTTGGGCCCAGCGCCCCGCCCCGGGCCAGAGTACGGGGCCATCGGAGAGGGCTCGGTAAGGCGTGGAAAGAATCCATGGCACTTCGGCGGGGCTGCAAGTTGAAGCCTCTCAGCCACGGTCGAGCCCTCCCCGATGCGATGACAGAGAGCTAGCAGCCTTCATGGTTAAGCCGGACCTTAGCCCCGGCCACCGCATCACCATCTGTTCCCTGCTATTGCCCGCCACCGTGCGGGCTTTTTTTGGGCCCATTCAAGGAGGGCAGCACATGAACCCAATCCGCGAGTTCGCCGTCTGGGCGGTCAGTATGCTGCCCCCTGACGCATCGAACGAGACTATCGCCATCACCGTGATGGGCTCGTTTTTCGCATTTTTCACAGCCCTGGGCGGCCTGGCTGGCCTGCTGGGGTGGATCTGCACGAGGGGTAGGGCATGACACCGGATTCTTGCTGGGTCGCGGTGGCGGCCCTTCTCTACGCCCTGGCATTCATCGGCGCCGCTTGGTGCGGCAGGAGGTAGGTATGTGCACGAGTGGATGGAGCAAACACTCGAGGGACATCGAGGCGCTGCGAGACGCTGGCCGAGAGCCGGGGGCGCACCCGATCGATGACGACATCAAGGCCATTCTGATGGCCGACCCGCTGTCGATGGATCGGTTGGTCATGGCCGCTGTCGAGGCGTTTTTGACCAACGGGTACCGGGGCGGGCCCGACGTCAACACGGCGATCGAGATCGCCCTGGATCAGCACTACCGGAGGAGGGCGGCGGCATGAGCTTCAACATCGATTTCGAGATGAAGGTCCGCGTCGAGTTCTCTGATGAGCCCAAGTCGAAAGCGTTTTTTATCGATGGCGACTGGAAGGAGTCGTTCTACGACCTCGTGGACCTCGAGGACTTGGCCAGCTCCATTGCTAGCGGATTTGTCCACGAGACTCCGACCTTCCAGCCCGAGCATCGAACATTCGGGTTTTTTCTCGAGGGATATGGCCTTTTCCTGCGAACCAGTTATGCCCCCGAGACATATGTGCTCACGGGGCAGTTTGCAGATGACTGCGGCGGGATCGCTATCAAGCTGATTGACGAGCTGGAGGCCGCATACGCGGAGGAAACGGCATGACGTTCATGACCACCGTTGCCGGTATTCCGTGCCGGTGCCGGGTGACGTTCTACAGCCCCGGGGCACCGATGCGCACCACCGGCTGGGGATACGGCGATTGCGATCCCGACGAGCCGGAGGAATTCGAGTTCGACATCCTCGACCGCCGCGGTTATCCGGCGGCGTGGCTCGAGGCCAAGCTCACCGACGACGACAGCGAACGACTGCTCGAGGAGTACCGCAGAGAGCGGGGCGCCTGGGCGGCATGAGGAGGGAAGCATGCGAGCACTGATTTTGATCACCGCCCTGGCCTTGGCCGGGTGCAGCAGCCAGCCGATCGACCGGGAATTCGGACATCGCCACGGCTACGACGCCATGCGGTCGATGATCCAGTCCACAGGGACGATCCATCACGGGGTTGACTGACGAGAAGCCCCAGCCGATGGCGGTCGGACTGGGGCGGATACCAACAGTATCGAGGAGAGGGTAGCGCAATGAGCAACGCAGTAGCCACTATCCGGCAGGACATCTACGACACCCGAGACTCGTTCGCCGCGGTGCTGAGTGAGCCAGGCCTCAGCTTCGAGAGAGAGGCGGGTTTCGCCGTTCAGACAATCCAGGCGAACGACTACATGGTCAAGGTGGCCATGGGGAATCGTCAGTCGGTGGTGAATGCGGTGACCAATATCGCTGCCATCGGCATCAGCCTCAACCCGGCGAAAAAGCAAGCCTATCTGGTGCCGCGAGACGGAAAGATTTGTCTCGACATCAGCTACATCGGGCTGATGGACCTGGCTATGGCTACCGGTGCCATCCGGTGGGCGCAGGCCGAACTGGTGCTGGCCAACGACAACTTCGCCTTGCAGGGCATGGATCGCCCGCCGCTTCACAGCTTCAACCCGTTCGCCAAGGATCGCGGCGACGTGGTGGGCGTCTACGTCGTCGTCAAAACGTCGGACGGCGACTACCTCACAGAGACCATGAGCGCGGACGAGGTAAACGCCATTCGTGATCGCTCGAGCGCCTGGAAGGCCTATCAGTCCAAAGGCAAGTCGTGCCCCTGGGTTACCGACTGGGGGGAGATGGCAAAGAAGACGTGCGTGAAGCGGGCCTACAAATACTGGCCCAAGACAGAGCAGCTCGAGCAAGCGATCCACCACCTCAATACCGAGGGCAACGAAGGCTTGGCGGCGGATGGCCCGCAGCGAGACGAGGGGCTCGGTCAGCGTTGGGTGGAGCAGGCTACCAAAGCCGAGAGCACTGAGCGATTGGCTGAGGTATGGCAAGCCGGCCTGGCGGACATCAAGAAGGCCAGAGACATGGCGGCCTATAGCGAATTCAAGGCAGCGGTCGAGAAGCGCGGTGAAGCGCTCAAGCAGGCCGAGGCCAATACCATCGAAGGAGAGGCCCAATGCGAATCATAGAGTGCGATCAAGGCAGCGCAGATTGGCACCTGGCACGAGCTGGTTGCATTACCGCCAGCATGTTCGAGGCTGCGCGCGCCAGGCTCAAGAGCGGCCCAAAGAAGGGTCAGCCTACTGAGAAGGCGCGGGACTATGCGTTCCGCCTCGCCATTGAGCGCATCAGCGGGCAGCCGCTCGACGAAGGGTTTGAGACCTGGGCGATGAAGCGCGGGCACGAACTCGAGCCAATGGCACGGATGGAACACGAGATGGCCACGGGGCTGATTGTTCAGCATGCAGGGTTCGTCACCACTGATTGCGGGTTCTTCGGCGCCTCGGCCGACGGCCTGATCGACCCCGACGGTGGCAGCGAATACAAGTGCTTTGTGGCGCCGGACAAGCTGCGCGCATTCCACATCGACAACGACATCAGCACGGTCGTGGATCAAGTACAAGGCGGCATGTGGATCACTGGGAGAAAGTGGTGGCACATCGGCCTGTATTGCCCGGCACTGGAGCCGATCGGCAAGCAGCTCTGGTTCAAGGAGTTCGAGCGTGACGACGAGTACATCGGCCAGCTCGAGGAGGACCTGGTGGCCTTCAAGTCGATGGTGGATGAATACGAACAACTGCTGCGAAGCAAGGCAGCGTAGGAGGAGAGCATGACCGCAGTAGCTGAGAAAGAATCAACAGAGCTGGTCACCGTGCCGTCCAAAGAGACGGCGCTTGAGGTGTTCAAGACTGATAAGGGCTTGGACCCATACCTGGCAACGATCCGCGAGGAGCTGGACGCTTTTCTCGCCGAACCGCCCACCCTGGATACCGCAAAGGGACGGCAAGCCTACGCCTCCATGGCGCACAAGATAGCCCGCAGCAAGACTGCAATCGACAATATTGGCAAGGAGCTAGTGGCCGACCTCAAGCAATTGCCAAAGACCATCGACGCAGAACGGAAGCGGTGGCGTGACCAGCTGGACGCATGGCGCGACGAAGCGCGTGGGCCGCTGAACGAGTGGGAGGCCGCCGAGGAGGCGCGCAAGGAGAAGCACGAAGCCGGAATCCGGCATATCAGGGATTGCGCGATGGGCCTTATCGGCGGCGAGCCCCAGCCGTATGGCCTGCTCTTCCGAGAGCTAGAAGAAAAGGTTGTGATTGACGAGTCATGGGAAGAATACGAGGCAGAGGCCCACAGAGCAAAAGCCGACGCGATGGCGACCTTGAAGGCTGCGTTCGCTGAACACCAAAAGCGAGAAGCAGAGCAGGCCGAGCTTGAACGCCTTCGCCAAGAAGCGGCAGAGCGCGAGCAGAAGGAACGCGAGGAACGCATTGCCCGAGAGGCGGAAGAACGGGCGCGCCGTGAAGCCGAGGCGGCCGCACAGGCAGAGCGTGACGCGGTCGCTCGCCGAGAAGCCGAAGCCAAGGCGGCAGCAGAGCAGCGTGAGCGCGAGCACCAGGCAGCAATCGAACGCCAACGCCGGGAAGCAGAAGCAGAGCGTCAGCGCATCGAAGACGAGCACCGCCGCCGCGAGGAGGAGCGCCTGGCCGAGGAGCGTCGCCAGCAAGATGAGTTGGCCCGACGCCAGGCCGACAAGGAGCATCGCGCCCGCATCAACCGCGCCGCCCTTCAGGCCATGATTGACGGTGGGATGCCGGAGGACTGCGCCAAGACGGCTATCACGCTCATTGCGAAAGGGCAGATACCCAGCATCACCATCAACTACTGACAGGCCCCACACCGGGGCCTTTTTTGTGGGAGGCGGTATGCCACGCAAATACCACCGCTGGCCTCGCGAGGATCTCGACATGCTCGAGCGCCTGGTGCTGGCAGGCTGGCATGACGAAGACATCGCTGACGAGATGCAGCGGGAACTGTTGTCTGTGCGCGGCGCCATTCAGCGCATTGGCCTATCCAAAGCCCGGCCTGCCAGCTTCTGGAACCGGCGAGACGACTGGCCAGAGATCGACACCATCATCGTCGATTGTCTCGAGGCCAGTTTGATGACGGTGCCTCAAGTCGCTGAGCACTTGGCCCGCATCGGGAAAAGGGTCTCGGTTCAAAGCGTGTACCGGCGAATCGCCAGCATGCCAACAGAGGTACAGAACCGAGCCAAGCGCAATGGCAGCCGGCGTCGCGCTGCTGTCTGCTCACGGATCAAAGGTCGCCGCAGGGCGGCATGAATAAACGCGCCGTGCCCGGTGGCGCTGAATGACCGGGACGAGGCCAGGCCACCGTGTCTCAAAACGGAGCCAGCCCGCTGGCCGCCGTCTCCTCAGCTCCACCCGTGCTGAGCGCGGGCGAGCTCACTGCACAGCAGTAGGCGGCAGGGCGGGCCGGCCACCCCTCCGAGATGGGGCATCAATTTCTTTGGCCCTGCAGTCGGTGGGGCGACCTTTATTCAGGGGAAGGCACCATGACAAAGCGCTACTTCAAGATTACCAAACTGCTGCCCGGAAACCCGCTCCACGACGATCACGGCCATATCGAACCCGTTGAGGCAATGAAAGCCCATCTCCGAGCAAAGCGTGATTTTCAGGAAAGCGCCGCTGAGTTCGCCAAGTCGCTCGGCGGTGTAGCCGTCAATGTGACTGGGATGACCAGGCTGTCGCTGCACGGCGTCTACTTCGAGGGCGAGCCGGAGCATCCGGAGCTCTGGACGAAGCCCGATCCCAAGGCGAGATTCTCTCGCCGGCCTCGCGCCAAGGGGGCGCGCAGCGTGAAGGGCGAGGAACTCAAGCAGGCCCACAAGGAGTTGCTGGATCGCTGGATCAATGAGGCGCCAGAGCCTTGCGAGCTCGATGGCCAATGGCTGTGCGGCGGCTACATCGCGTCAGATTTGATGTTTTCCGGTGCGAGTATGGTTGTAGACCTGCAGAACGGCGAGCTGTACGTAGCTGCCAGCCAGCCGCCGGAGCGAGGCGCAGAATTCGTCGAGATCACCGGCGGCGAGTATCAGCAGGCTGAACAGGCTGCCCGCGACCAAAGAGCCTTGGACTACCTGTAGCCCGTCATCGACTACCGGGACGATCCGGGTGCCGCACGTGAAGCGGCAATTTCTTTCCAGCCTCGGCACACGCCGGGGCATTTTTTCGTGGAGATCAGCATGACACCGGACGAATGGGTTTCCGAGATCGAGGTATGGGGCGAGGTCGGCGCCAGAGCTGTCGAGCAGGCGCTGGCCGATCAGATGTGGAGGGAGTGGGTATGCGAGTGAAGACGAGCGAGCTGGAAGGGGCGGCGCTGGATTGGGCTGCGGGGAAAGCGGCTGGATATGTTGTATACACGCAGCCAGACGGGCCGCTGTATCGCCCAGACAACGGTAAATACTGGTCCCCATCCATCGACTGGGGCCAGGGCGGGCCGCTGATTGATCGATACGTGGGCCTGACCCAATACGAGGGGGACAGAGACCCAGCAGAGCCGTTCTATGCCGAAACGAGATGCGAAAACATGGAGGCATATGCCAATGGGGAAACGCTCTTGATCGCCGCCATGCGCGCCATCGTGGCTGCCGAGCTTGGCGACGAAGTCGACGTGCCGGAGGAACTATGCAGCGAGTAGACAGACTGCGCGGCCTGGTGTCGGTGCAGCAGGAGATCAGGGTGCGGGAAGGACTGCCGGTGCGCTTCAGCGCCCGGCATGTGGCGGCGGGCCTCGGCGCCGTGATGGGCCAGTACCGGTTGGTGAAAGCGCCGGAGGCGGCCCAAGAGGCGATCCGGCAGTGGCACGAGCACGGGCGGATTCAGCGCGACGGCACGCTCGACGGAATCCCAGCATGGAGGAAGGCGGGGTGATCGCGGCCATCATTCTCGGACTGCTGATCATGGCCGGCGGGGCGCTGGTCCTGAGAGAAGCGAGGCGGGCGTACAGAGAGCAGAGGAGAAGGGTATTAGCATTCGAAGCGGGAACGCCGTGCTGTGCCTGGGTGGCAGCACGGTGCCCATTGCTCATTTCAGTGTCGAGGAATATCGCATTGGCGAAGACAGCCTCACAGACAATTCGCCAGCGCCGGGGTCGATCAAGGTCAGCATGAAGGGCTGGAACGAAGACCTCGCAGATCGAATTTTAGGCTGGCGGCCAGTCTGTGCTAAGCGCGCTCGGAAGCTGCGCAAGCGCGGTGAGCGTGTGGAGTGGAGGCCAGCGCTGGATAGCCTTGCCTGGATGCCTGGCGAGCGCGGGAGGTGATCATGAGCAGATGCATCGAGAAGGCGCGGATGCCAGAGGGCGAACTGGACCCCGATGGCAAGAGCGAACGAGAGCGGGTGCTGGAGCGGAAGCTCTGGCGGCTGCGAGAGGACGTCAGGGCGGCACGGGAATGGGCGGGTGACAACCTGCCGGCCAATGTCGGGCTGACGATGGTCGGCAAGCTGGAGAAAGCGCTGGAGGGACGATGAACGAATTCGAGATTGACGCAGAGGCAAAGCAACTGGCCGGCAGTCATAGCGCATACGGCCTGCTGAGGAAACTGTCGGACTCCGAGCGACAGCGCAAGCAGCTGAAAATTGAGAGGGATGCGCTGGCCGCGCACGTGGAGTGGTTGGAGGGGCTGAGGGTGAACGTAATGCAGGCGATAGGTGACGACAACCTGGATATCTTGGACTTGTCGTTTTACCGGGACGATATGCAGCCCCCCGCCCCCGCCACCAGCCTCGCCCGCCGTGATGCCGAGCTGCTGAACAGGCCGTTCGAAGGGCTACCTGGCTGTACTGATGGAGGCTGTGTCGTGAAAAAGCCCGAAGGCATGCACACGAACGGCGGCTGTCAGTGCATCAAGCACCAGACTGCCAGCACCATCGTTCAGCGACTCGCACGCCTTCGCGACCAATTCCGCCAGCAGGCTGAGGGAGGTGGCGATGAGTGACACCATGCTGCTGGGCGTTTTGCGGGCCCCTGTCGATGACCGGGGCGACGTACAGGTAATGCAACTGGTCGCCTGCGCAGGCGAGGCCGCCGATAGGATCGAACGAGATGCCGCCGAGCTGCAACGACTCCGCGAGACGGCATCCCTGACAGGCATTAACCATGTCTGCCTGGCGACGAACGAATACGAGAACCCTGACGGGTCAGTGCGGCAGGTCGATCAGATCGAGGTCCACGTGATGGACATGTGGCTGCGCAAAGACATCACCTGCGCCAGAGACGTCTATCTCGCCGAACGACTGGCCGCTGAGGCTGGAGTGATGCTGATGGATGATCGAGACGGCGCCAATGCGCCGCCGTCACTGACCCCAGGCGAACAACTTGAGTTCGCCGAGAGCCTGGCGGTATTCACCGAAGACTGACACGCCGCCCTCGAGGCGGCTTTCTTTTGCGCGGAGACCGACATGGAACGGTTGCTATGGACACCTGACGAGATCGCGGAGCAGCGCATCATCCCCTACTGCGCCGAGGAGATCCGCCGCATGGTCAGGCGCGGCGAAATCCCGGCAGTGCGGCGGCAGGGGCGTCGCATCCTGATCCATCACGAAGACCTCAAGGCCTATGCCGACAGGTTCCGCCTGGGCCATACTGATCCGGTCGCGGGGCCGCATGCGTCCAAGAAAGGAGAGAACGTATGCCGCGAAGACAAAAGGAAGGTATCTACGAAAGGAAGGACTCGCCGTACTGGTGGGCGTCCTACACCGACGGACGCGGAGAGCGAGTTAGGAAGTCTACTCGGGTTCCAGTAGGTGAAGACGGAAGACAGGAAGCAGAGGCGCTGCTGGCGAAGTGGAAGCTGGAGGCTCACCAGCAGCGCATGTGGGGCAAGCAGGAGGCTGAATCCGAGCCTGCCCCGACCTTCGACGAGGTCATGCTGGCTTACATCAAAGGGCACAAGACCCGTGGGTCAGACAAAAGGCGTCTTGAAGTCCTCAAGCAACTATACCCGTTTTTCAGCGGGAAGCGCATGGAGGAGATCGGCGACCTGGATGTGCGCGATTACGTCCGGGTGCGATCGCGGATTGTGTCGCCAGGCACGATAAACCGTGAGGTCGGCGTGTTCAGCGCGGCATGCAACTACTGCCGGCACGAGCTTGGGTGGAAGATCGGTAATCCAGCCCAGGGCAAGCGCCTCAAGGAGCCAGAAGGCCGGGTGAGGTGGCTCAGTCACGATGAGGCCGAGAGGCTGATCGAAGCCGCTCGGGCGACCCGTGCGCCGTGGCTGGCCGACTTCATCCAGGTCTGCCTTTATACGGGCATGCGGAAAAGCGAGGTCACTGGCCTGACCTGGGATCGCGTGGACCTGTCGAGGCGCCTGGTGCTGCTCGAGTCGGGCACGACCAAGAGCGGGAAGCGTCGGACTGTTCCGCTTCACTGGGCTGCGACGCAGGCAATACAGAGCCGGCTGGACTGGAGGAACGAGCGCTGCCCAGGCTCGCCCTGGGTGTTCTGCAACTCGAAAGGCAACCGGGTGAAGGATATGCGCCAAGGGTTTGCCTCAGCGCTTCGGAGGGCGGGCATCAAAGACTTCCGGCAGCATGATCAACGGCACACCCTGGCCAGCTGGATGGTGATGTCAGGAACGGAGTTGATGAAGGTTCGGGACATGCTCGGCCATGCGTCTGTAGAGCAGACCCAACGCTATGCACACCTTCACCCCGATGCCCTGAGAGAGGCTGTGGAAAACCTTGTTCCTGCACGAAATGGTCACGATGTCGAAATGAGGCCACACATGGATTCAGGCAGCGGCAGGAAACAGCCGAGAATTCATTGAGTTGTGAGGCGGTGGCGAGGCCGGTCAGAAAAACGCGCCGCCTGGATCAGGCACGTTATCCAAGGCAAAGGCCCATAGTATCATACAGTTAGGTTGCGCGGCCCCGCGACCTCTCAACAAAATACGATGCTCGAGGCCAGGAATGTGACCGCTTTGCGCACGTTTTCGTCACGTCAGCACAACGCGCCATGGGCTACCCTATGGCAGGTCGTGTTGCCTGGATCGTCTATTGTGCTGCTCTGTTCTACGCTGAAACCTATCGCTTCGTTTACAGGGGGGGGGCAGGGATGCTCACGCAGATGATCAGCTACCAGGTTGTGCAGGGCGGCCTGGAAATGCGCTGCCTGATCTGTCAAGCCGTCGAATTTCATGAGACAGGACGGCAAGGCTGGAAGCGCTTCGAGGTAGTGCCAGACGGGCCCTACGGGCGCTGCTTCATCATCAAGTGCAGGGTCTGCGGCCACAAGAATCTGCGCGCCTCTATGCAGCCTGATTGGTAGGTTTGGAGATGGACGCCTACCAGATCACCCAGTGGCGCAAACGCCTTGAGCGCAAGGGCTGGCTCGGCCTGAGCCGGTCATCGCCGCCGATCGACAGGCTGGTCGAGTACCACGTTGTCTGGCAGGGCTGGCTGATCAGTGGGCGCTGTGTGCTTGGTAAGGAGATCAAGGACGACTGGTGGGAACCAGGCACGCCGCAGTACCTGCTTTCCCGCAAGCACGGCATCAGCGATGGCGTGTGGCGGTTGGCGAAGGATCAGGGGGCAGATGTGGGGCAGGTGAGGCGGCGGTGGGCAGGGTGACGCCATCCCTGGCGCTCGCCTACACCGGCACGCTGTCGTCATCCAGGTAGACGCGGGGGTCGTACCCCACAGCCGTGACGTCGACTGACTCGAAACTGTTCGGGTTGATCTCAGTGATCAGCACGTCATGACTCCATGATGTGGTGGGGCCGAAGTAAACGTGCGGAGGCTCCATGCTGGGGTAGATCACCGGCACGTCTACCTCATCGGTAACGCCCTGCATGATCACCTCATCCTCAGCACTGCCCTGGGCAGCTGCGAATGGGCCAGCCATGGTGCCGTCAGCGCGGCGCCAGGCCGCGACGTGCGCGCCGCCGGCAGACCAGTCCAGGGGCTCGGTCACGAACAGCCGGTAGTCGCCACCGCCCATGTCCTCGAACCCGTCCAGCAGCATTGACTGCCCCTGGCCGGGCACATCGGTGATCAGCGCATTGCGGCGCATGTACCGTGAGTTGAGCGCGTCCAGTTCGGTGGAGAAGGTGAACTCCTTGCGCCGGTACTTGAGTTCTCGCCGGCGGCGCATGCCGATCTGGTACGCCTGGGTGCGGCTGGTCACGCCATCAAGGCGCAGCTTCTCGGTCTTAAAGCCCTGGTCGCCCGGCAGGCGGCACTGCACCTCGTCTTCTTCCCAAGTCGTCTCGTTGATGAACTCCACATCGACGCCATCATGGTCGTCAGGGCGAGGCATGGTGATGCCGAACGAGATGTTGCTCACCACGTTCTGCGCGCTGTACGAATGCTCCACGACCGCCTGGGGCTCGTCCCGCGCCGGGCTCAACTTGCCGGCGGCAATGGTTAGCTCGGCCATGCCGGCGATCAGGCAACGGTTCAGTGACTCCTTGGCGGTGGAGTCGTCAGCCTCGATGAAATTGAACTGGTCGCCGCGGGCTTTCCAGATGGCATCAAGCCGGTCCAGTTCATCCAGGTCGATCTCGGCGTCGGTGTAGCCCACGCTCCGGGCGACATGGGCGAACCAGGGGGCAATGTCGCGGGTCGGCTGCGCCGCTGTCCATGCGCCATTCTCACGCACTGGGAGCTTGCGTGTGGCGACCACGGACACCTGGTTCTCGGTCTGGCTGGCAATGGCGTCGGAGCCGGTCACAGTGAGGGCGATCACTGTCACGCCCTCATACCGGCTCGGTGCATTGTCGAACCTGGCGCGCAGCCCGTACCACTCCAGGCGGTCGACAACCTGGATGTCGTTCGATTCGGCCTTGACGCGACGCACCTGCACCTCGGGACGCATGGCGTAGGGCAGGGTGAGCCGGAACGTCCACCCGATCTGATCCCGGGTTCGGCCTGTGACTGACTGTCCGAGCGTGGTCCAGGTGGTGCCGCCGATAGGCCGGTAGCGGATCTCGATGTCGCGGTACAGCCGGTAGATATTCCCGCTCGACTCGCCGATCTCGCACAGACCCTGGGGGGCGAAAATGTCCCACTCCAGGGTGTTGGTCACTTCCCCCTCGGGGCAGGCGGTAAACGGCAGAGTCCAGTAGCCGACCAGCTCATCGGACGAGATAGTGACTGAGGCATTGCTGGTGGTGAGCGTCGGGAAGCCCGGCCAGCCGGTGGTGCCGCGAGCGGTCATCTTGAGCCCGTCGGTCACCGTCTCCACGACCTCATAGTCGTAGCCATTGCGGGTGATGGTGATGGTTCGGCTGCCTTCGGGAAGCCCAGAAGCTGGAAGCCACCCCTGGTTGATGACGAACACTTCGAGAGTCAGCTGACCAGGGGTGCCTGGCGTGTAGTCGAGGACGCGATAGGAGGCATCGTCCAGCCCGTCAATCTCGAGCGCATTACCTGGGCTCAGCATCAGATAATCGAAATCACCCTCGATGATGTCGGCACCAGGCCCGGGGTCGCTGATCGTGACCGACTGGGGGATAGCGATGTCGATGACGGCGCCGGCCAGCCAGCCATTGGGCAGCTCGCCTGATGAGGTGATCTCGTCCCCGCTGAACGTCAGCTGGCCGGGCCAAGACTTGTCGGCATCCCGGTTGGACGGCAGCCGAATGCCGTTGGCGCCAACGCTGGGTCCGACCTCGGGCGTGTTGTACCAGTTCTGGTGCGCCGAGTGGCCGGTGACTGTCTCGCCTGGGCCGAAAATCTGGTAGCCCACAGCAGAGGAAAGCGCTCCGATCCGGGTGTTGCCGATGCGGATCTCGTCGGGGTCGATCTCGTACTCGCCCTTGCCGACGCACAGTAGCAGATCCAGGGCCTGCACCTTGGGCTCTACAAAGCGCCGGCGCGGAGCGGTGAGGTAGTCGGGGAACCGCCGGTGCCGGCCGGCCAGTTCGGGGATCACGTCGCCGGTCTTGACCTTGTTGCCCGTGGCGGAGGCCTCGAGCAGCGAACTGCCCTTGCCGCCAGACTTGTTCGACTGGCTGGGGATCGACGGCTTGAGCAGGAACGTGGCCGCGACCGCCACAACAGCTGCAATGGTGGCGGCGATCAAAGTGGCAGGCTCGCCCGGCTGCGGGCGAATCTCGACGTCTTGCCAGTGATGCATCGTGGTTGCTGCCCACTCGCCCTTGTCGACCAGCCGTCCATCGACCTTGACGGTGACCCGCTCGCGGGCCACTTCGGGCACCCGGGCGTCGACCCATTCGCGCACCGACTGACCGCGCGGCTCGTCAATGATCAATGGCTCGCCGGGCAGGACACTGGGATAGAAGCGGATCACGAATAGTACCTCACGGTCATGTACTTGCTCTCGAAGTCGGCGATGCTCAGCCAGCGGCAACCGATCTTGCGGCCGGTCTCCAGTACGCCCAGGCGCCCGTTGACTTCGACGCACACGCCAACGTGCACGCAAAGCCTGAATTTCCAGACGGTGGCGATCGCGCCAGGCATCGGCGGGCCCTCGGCAAAGGCATCGACCTCGGCCTGGTAAGCGTCCGTCAGGCCGCGCTTGTCGTCTGGCGAGATGGCACCGTAGCTTGGCAGCAGCGGGAGGCCGAACAGCTCGTTACGCACAGCGCGGACGAGGCCCCAACAGTCGAATGCCAGGCGTCCGGACACGGCTTCGCCACGCCCACCATCGCGGTAGGCGCTCATCAGATAGGGCTGGATCATGGGGCACCAACTATAAGCCCCGCTCAGTGGCGGGGCGTCAGAGGTATTTCAAACCGGGCGCGAAATCGGTCGTGTACCGGTCTCGCGGCCAGGCCATGTTGATGATGTCGAGATAGGAGCAGACCACCTGCATGGTCGCTCCCTTGAACTCCGGAGCAACCAGCACCATCCGTAGCGGCGGCTCAGCAGGCTCCGATAGGTCGCTCGACAGGTACATGCGGTAGATCACCGTCACCGGCTCCGGGTCGTCGCTGTCGATCACGGCCAGGATGGCGTTCTGCGCCTGGCCGGTGACGTTCTCGATGGCGAACTGCAGGTTCTGCTGGCCCGTTGCGTCACGGGCCGGCAGGGACACATCCAGGGCGGAAGCCTTGAACGTGACCACCTCGCCAGTCTCGAGCGTCACGGTCTGATCGACGAATCCCGAGCAGGTGCGGATAGCCGGGAACGAGGGGTGTGCGATCTCCAGGGTGGAGATGTGCGCCACGCCGGCGGGGGCTGATGCAGTGAAACAGCTGACGTTAGTCATAACGGGTACGTAAATAGGTCGTTAATGTCCACTACCTCATTATTGGGCTCTGCTGGCCCTCCCTCTGTTCGCAACTTAGTCATGTTTCTATCTTGAATGACGTCATGTACAAACTTGTTTTTAATGGTTGTCGTGCTTCTAACGTAGTAAATAGAATTTGCAGGAGATTTTCCGCTATCCCATGTGAACCTGTTCATATTGGTAATGTTTGCGGATGCGCCAGATATCGCACAAATTACAGCACCGTAAGCTCTTCCCGTAACTTCGGTGGCATGGCTTCCACAGTTGTGGAAGCTGTTGTCAACAATCATGCCGTTGGATGTGTCAGGATTTGACAGCAAAACCCCAACGTAAGGGCAATCTTTGAATGACGACGCTGATACGTTATACCCCCGGCACTGATCCAGCTGTAAAGCAGTTTCCGCGTTTCTGAGGTGGCAGTCTGTTATCCTTAGCTCGTCGCAGTTGTACGCCTTTATTAGGTACTCACCTCCACCGCCTCGATTACCCGATAGCGTGACACGATCGCAGCCATTATTGAGATTAAAACAACCGGAAGGATTGTTTCTGGCCTGATTTGCAGAAAGAATGGAGTCTTTAACGCCAACGCTGCAATTATAACCCCATTCTCCGTTGTTAAAGCTGTGGTTTCCTGCCGCGGTCAGCCAAGATGTTTCATTGAAGAAAAAGCCATCCTTGCCATTTTCGTAGGCGAAGCAGTTTACAATCTTTCCCTCGACCAGTCCGCCATCTCCGACCCCACCAGATCCTGCCGCCACTGCAACAAGAAGGCCGCCTCCGGCGTTTCCGTAACAACGAACCCCGTCAACCAGAAGTTTTCTCACGTATTGAGTCGCATCCTGCTTAACGTTGGGCTCAATGTCAATTCCAGCGGCGGGTGCTGTCCCATTTGTGTTCCGGTAATGCCCGCGAATAATGTTTACACCGATGCCCGAGGTAATGGAAAGTCCTTGGCGACGGTTGCCATCCCCAATGCAATCCTCGATAGTTACATTAGTGATCGTTGTTGCGTCAGCATTCCCGACGTACCAACCGTCACCCCAAAAGTCAGAGCTTTCGACACCAATAAACTTTACATTACTAGCTCCGCCACCAATATATATACCATGCCCGAACTCCCCGTCGGTTCCGGTGTGGTCGTACCTCTCGCCTACCGCCACGCCTCCCTGCCAGCGGACGTTTGAACAATTCTCTACGGCGATGGTCTTAGTGAGACCGCTGGAAGAATTGGGTAGCGTGGAAAACTTCGCTTCTTTATGGGCTTCCACGTCAGTATCTGACGGAACGGTTAATGGCGCACTGACAGCATCAATTGGGTATTCGCCCTTTGGGAAATAAGCGCGCTTTGTTAACTGCAGGAATTCGGAAAGCTCCAACCCCTCGTGGGCGTTTCTGCCTAAGCCGAGCCCCATCATCTGGGGGGTGTGGCGATCCACTGCAGTTCGAACAAGAAACATGCCAGGAGTTGCAGTGGCATATACGTTCAGGCCGTCCTCTTGGTCGGCCTCTGCCGTGGCCACAAACTCACCGCCGCCAGCTGGGTGGTATGGCGCATGCATGGCCCAGTCGGAATAATAAGATGAGACGTGAACCCGCTGGCCCTCGATAGGGAACTCTCCGAGCTTGGCCGAGGCAATGCTTTTGAACACCGGGCCAATTGCATCAAGAGTTTCTTTTAGGCTCTTCCCTTCATATGAAACAAGTTCGGCCCCACTGGGCGCTGCCAGCTCCTGCCGCAGCGCCGCATCCCCCACTGCCACCATATTGACCTCATCGGTCGCCCAGGTGGTGGTGATGTAGGGCATCGTCTGATCAGGCTTGAGGCGGTAGAACTCGCCGCCTTTGGTGAAAAGCTGGTTGAGCGCAGTGATGGTCAGCGGGCCGTCGGCGTCATAGTCCTCATACGCGCCGCCGGCACCGGTTCCGGTGTACCCGCTGTTGACCAGGAACTGCTGGAAGTCCTGCTCCATGCCATGCCACGTCTTGCGCGGAACGCCCAGGCGGTCGGGATGCTCGGTTTTCTCCTGGCTATTGACCAGCACATCCAGATTTTGAGCGTTGTCGAACAGGTCGCGCGGATCAGCTGAACCATTCGGGAGGACAGGGTTTCCGGTAGCGTACTTGGTCATGGGGAAGTCCTTGGAATCGGGCACAAAAAACCGCCTCTATGGGCGGCTGTGGTCATTTATAGGGAGTAGTCAGGGCGTCGGACATTTGTGCTGCGCTTGTTCGCAGTAGTTAGGCGCGCGCTTACTGCCGTGCGTTTTCGTGTATCCGGCACCGCACTTGTTCACTCCTGAGATCATCTGCCTTCGATACTCAGAGGCAAGCGACTTGGCTATTAGGTCACCATATTTCTTGCAGGAGAAGCTCTTGTGCCGCCTCTTTCCGTTGGCGTCTATCCAGTACGCGTCATATGACATCCTTGCAGGTCGATATCTAACACCCATGATCCCCGTCTTGTTGGCAGCACCAAGGCGCTGGTTTCGCGCGTTGAGGGATATTGTTACGGAACGAAGATTGGATGAACGGTTATCGCTCTTGATTCCGTTGATATGATCTACGCATTTCGGCCACACCCCATCCCGCATAAAGACCAGCACCCTATGTGATAGATAGCCTTTATCGTTAATGCTGATCTGCATGTAACCATCAGTCCTCAATGTGCCGGCCATCTCCCCTTTTTGACGCCCCCCTTTTGTCTGTCGGCGCCGAAAGGTTCCAGCATCAATATCGACTTCAAGCATATCAAGTACGCGCCGATAGAACTCAGAGTCTGCAGCCTGCATGGTTACGCCTCCGGGTATTCTCGATTCATTGCCAGGTCAATGATGCTGCTGCCGAGGATGAAATCGGGCGCGATCTCGATCCAGTCGGCTGGCATGAGCGGCCGCTCGAACAGTTCGACCTGGGCGGTGATACGCCATGAATCGAGGCCCACGAGGAAGGGGCCGCTGTACTGTTGCGCGAATCTTGCCTCGTACTTCTTGAGGCCCATCGGCGTCAGCGTCGGCCAGTCGAACCACTCGGTGCCGCTCTTGAGCGTGTGTGCGTGCCAGCCCTCGAACAGCTGCGCCTCGGGCGTCGTGAGCAGCCACGAGACGCTGACTCGCGACGGCACGGACGTGAACCGCTGCCGCATGCGGGATCGCCCGCTGGCCATGTCGGTGCGCTGCACCGGATCGACGTGATTGAGGCCGTATCCCTCGCGCAGCGGCAAGGGGAGGCCCTTGGGGTATTCGATAGCCATCGAAACTCCGAGGTAGATAGGTGCTTCCCATCTGCTAATCTGGTGAACCCACCCAGAGAGAAGGAGCAGCAGGAATGGAAGTGATCACCGGCAACAACTTGGCCGTGAACGGAAAAGTTCCGGTCCATGTCGAGATCAGCGACGACAGCGACTACGGGCCAAATGAGTCGATTCAGGCTCGGGTCTGGGTCGACGACGTTGACTCTCAGGGTGCGCTGTACGCCTCAGCCGAGAGAGCGGCGATCCCGCTGCTCAAGCGAGCGCTCGCCGCGCTCGAGCAGAAGGTTGATGAGTAGCCCTTACGTGCCGCCTCGCTTCATCCTGTAGCGACTGGCGAGTTGGCCCGTGTAGGACGACGACGAACCGCTATCCAAGTCCTCCTGCATGACGCTGAGGATGAATTTCTTGTTCGCAGCCTGCTCCAGTCGAGCGTTTACCTGTTTCGGCTGGCCCTGGTTGATGATCTGTACGTCCACCTCAACGCCGCCGCCATCCCCACCTTGAAGCATCTCCGCCGTCTGCTTGCGGGACGTCACCCTGGCAGGGCCTTCGATAATCTCGGGCCCGTATTCACCAGCGATGCCCCATTTGCCGGCGGGTATGTTGCCGCCGTTGTCGAAGGCGCCTGCGTAGCTCGAGGCGCTGAATGATGGCGTTGAGGGTGTTTCCACGCCTTTGACCATGCTGAGAAGCGAGCCGATCTGAGCGCCAACCGATGCGGCGGTGCCGAGGGCGGCATACCAGGGCAAATCAGCGAACTGCCTCGCAGTGCCCACGCCAAGGTAGCCGAGCATCTGGGCAATGTTGGCCACCTGCTGAAAGCCGATCAGCGCTTTGGTGATTCCGGCACTGTCTCCGGCGTACTGGGCGGACATCTGAGCCAGGCTGCCGAACATGCTGGCCGAGCCTGACAGGATGGCCGAGCGCTCCTGCTGCTGAATCGCAATCTCTGCCTCGGCGCGACTCTGCCTAAGATCTCGCAGAACCGCGTCGTATTGTGCGGCGTTCTCGGCCTCCAGCTCGCGGTACTGCTGGTACATGGCGATTTTCTCGTCATACCAGGCTTGTAGCGCCTCGCGTTCCTGCTGGATTCGCTGGAGTTCTCCGAAGGCGCCGCCGTACTCTGGCTCCAAACCTTCGACGACGGGAGCACCCTGCATCACCTGATCTTCGATGCGACCACCAATCCCAGACCTAGCGATTTCGCCAGCCGGGCCTGTAATGCTGTTGGCGGCCTGCTGCTGTGCGAACAGCTCACCCAGCGATTGGCCTCGGACGTACTCCTCGTTGATGGCCTTGAGGCGGGACAGGTAGGGGTCAGCGTCCACGGCGGCTTGCTGCAGCTGATCAGCGGCCCAGCGGATGCCTCGGCCGTACTCTTCCTGGCCGACAACGCCTCGCGCCAATGCTTCATTGAGCATGCCCAAGCGCTCGTTGTAGTCAGCCTGGGCGGCGCGCATCGGGTCGAACTCCCTGCGCAACGACTCAAGCGCATCTGCCTGGCGTTCGAGCTCGCGGATACGGTCCTTAGATGCATCTCCGCCGCCACCACCCCCTGAACCCCCGCCAGGATTCTCGAATAGCCATTCATCCAGGGTCTTGAAGTTCCTGCTGCCCAGTTCTTGGCGGGCCTCTATGATCTCCTGCTCGATGCGCTTTTGCCGATCCAGCGCATCTCCAAGCGCTGTTGTAGCGCGAACAGTCTGGCCTATGTGGCCTGCATCAAACCCAAGTACGCCAGCGCCTGATGCCTCCTGGTTCAAGCTGCTAAGCTCATCTCGGGCCGCTGCTGCTTGCAGCGCTACTTGCTTCAGGTCCTGCGTGAGCGTGGATATCCTGCTTTCAATCGCCGCATCGGAGAGATCATCCAGCTCACCTCGCAGCCTCTCAATTTCATCTGCTGCCAATCCGGCTTGTCGAGGCACGAGCCCCAGCTCTTCGCGGAAGTAGTAGATCGAGCCCGCTGCTAGCACAGCAACGCCAGCTGGCCCGCCTACCAGAGCCATCGCGCCTGACAGACCGCGCGCTGCAATACTGGCCCTTCCCATGGCCGTAGTAGCTGCGTTGGTTGCAACGGTATGAGCTCCAGCTGCCTCTGCTGCTCTTACCCTAGCTGCCGACAAAGCGTCCAAGGCGAACTTGTGCGCAGCCGTGCCACGAGTGGCTTGCTCTTCAATCCGGATAGAGCTGAGCATCGCTTTGGCTGATGCCAGTTCTGCAGCTGTCCGCCTAGCTATCTGCTGAGAGGCGACTGACTCAGCCTTTGCGTCAGCGATATTTGCAGCCGTTTTTCTGGCGATTGACGCAGTGCCAGCCGCCATCGCAGCAACAAAACGCCCGGTATATATGCCAGCCGCCAAAATAGCCGCATCACTGAGCAGCTCCACGCCGGTGGCCAGGGTTTCGACATTATCATTCAGGTAGTCGACTGCATCGGCGGCACCATCGAGCGCGGCATTGAACAGGTCGGTCGCACCCGCTTCGCCGATAGATAGGTACAGGTCGGTGATGCTGTCGCCAAGATTATTGGCCTTGCCGCCTAGTGTATCCATTTGGTCAATGGCGGCATCAGCGAAGTTTGTGTTGCCGATGTTTTCAAGGTACTGCTGGATTTCTCGGGCGTTGTTGCCGATCTCGGTGGTAACGCCCTGAAAGGTGAGGGATACGCGGTCGCCGTCTTGGCTAGCCCGTATGCCGTACTCGCGAAGACGCTCAAATTCGCCCACAGTGGCATCGGCGACTGCCTCTACCATCTGCATCAAATCCGTGTTCATTGCCGCCGCGGTGTTAGCAAATGAACGCATAGCCCTTTCAGTCGGATCAAGGCCCAGAGACTTCATGCGAATGAAGCCCTGTACTGACTGCTCAAGCTCAAAGGGCGTCGTCTTGGCGAACTCGCGCATCTGCTCCCAGGCAGAGTTAGCACCTTCGATAGAGCCGGTCACGGTAGCAAGAGAGGCCCGCATCTTCTCAACACTCGAAACAGTGTTGAAAACGTCACGGCTGAACGAAGTTACGCCCATTGCCGCAAGCGCACCACCAGCAGCCAGAGCGACAGTCCGAAGATTGCCAAGCTCTCGGCCCATCCCACGGGCTGAATCCTGGGCGCGATCTCCCGCCCTGTCTACATCGTCCAGACCCCGTTCCACGCGCTTCAACGACTGCTCGCCGCTTCGGCTGTCAATCACCAATTCAAGGCGGCTGGAATAAGGCATCACGATCTCCAGGCATGAAAAAGCCCGGCGCTTGGCCGGGCTTATGGTCGTTTTTCAGCGTTCGCTAGTAGCCGATTCTCGTCCCGCTAGGCGATCCGTCGAGCATGTTGTAACGCTTTACCTTGCCCTCATCATCGAACTGGGCAACGAGATTTTGCTGCTGCATATTTGAGCCAAACGGCCCTACATGGACGTAATGCCATGTCAGCGTCAGTTGGCCTTCAGAGGAGTACTGTTGGGCCAAAGGCTGGCCAAACATCCGCACCATCTCTTGTCGCGTCGTCTGACCCACCTCTATTCGCTCAAGGTTTGCGGCGTCCATTTTGGTGCCGCTGCTTGCGCAACCGGATAGCACCAGCGCAGCAAGTGCGCTGAAAATATATCGTTTCATTCCAACCACCTAATTTTCCTATGCCTTTCTCAGTGAAATTCGGAGGCTGATAAATTATTGATCCACTTCGGTAATGAAACGTTGTGCTGCGTAATAAGCGCGACTTTTTTTGTTTTCATCAGCGATCGGAGCATCAATAAGGCCTTCTGATGTTTCAACTCTGATCCAAGAGTCATCAGACGATGAGAGCTTCCTAACGACGCCGACTCCAGTGACAAAGCTTTTGCTTGACTCTCTCATAATATCGCCAGGCTCAGTGAACCCTGTAATGCTTGCGGTAGAGCTAAGAGGATATACCTCACCATCGATTTTTAGCTGCGCACCCAAAATTGCCGTTGTTATATTAAGCATCCCGGCAGAAACCAGAACATCGTCAGGCTTACTTTCTACCCATTGGAATCCAATATTAGGGCAGATAAAACCTTCACAAGAAGCCGCATGACGGCTAATGGTTACGACTTTAGCGTCATCAAATCCGCTGTATGATACCTGGGCTGGATTTCCTGAGTTAGCGGCGCAGCCTGCCAAAGCCAGCGCCGAAACCAATGCCATTGGTATTATTCTCACTTCTGCCGCCCCCTGCTATTCAAGTGATCCCTAAATGCCGCGTCCATCTCCCGCATGATGGCCACGTACTCGTCAGCATCACAGGGTAGCACCAGCATTTGGCGCAGTGCAGCCATCTCGGTCAACGGGATGGGGCGAATGGCGGCCTGGCCCTCGGGGCGAGACGGGGAGAGGAGGCGGAAAACGTGGAGCCAGAACAGAACTCGGTCATCCGCCTCGGGCGGCTCTCCTGCGGCGCCAGTCCCGAATCGCCGCTCGAGTAGGTCGCGCTCTTTTTCCCGCCCGGCCCACCGTAGATCATAGAGCAGGGCGGCTACTGCTTTTTTGCCTGCTGCTCAATGTCGTCGCGGCGGTAGTTCTCGAAGTCGTTGGCCTCGGCCATGATGGCCGCGACCAGCTCCGGATTGTCCATCAGGACCTCGACGGCAGCATCGACGCTGTAGGGGATGGACTGCCCCTGACCGTCGGTGACGTCCCGCCAGTCCAGCAGAATGCCCTCAGCGATGGATTTGTACAGCGCGCGCTGACGCTCCCCTGGGGTGCTGGCCTTGCGCTTGCCGTTGCGCTCCTGGGCCGCCAGGTAGTTCTCATTGCCTGCTCGGGCAATCAGGAACTGGCCGCCCATGATGCTGCACCAGGCGCCGTGCAGCGCCTTGTCGTTGTCGTTTCGTTTTGCGTTGAACGCCATCGGGGTCTCCTTATGCCGGTGTGCGGGTGATGCGGACGGAATAGCCGGCGGTCACATCCAGGCGGTGCTGGGCATCCAGCTCGGCAACAGCGGGATCACTGCCGGACGGAATTGGCATGTCGCCGGACAGGTAGGTCTTCGCTGTTTCCAGCAGATAGGTGGTCGTGCCGTCGCTCATCTCGAACGAGGTGGTCACCGGTGCGCGCGTGATCGTCTTGGACCACAGGTTGAAGCCATCGGCGGTGAAGGCGAACGAAATGTTGCCAGTCACGTCCAGCATGCCCTTCACCTGGCGGCCCGGGGTGGCGCGACCGATACACAGCTGGGCCTCATACTGGTTGTCCAGGTTGAGGCCGTAGGTGGCGATACAGGTGCCGTCGAGAACTGCGCCGTCGATCTGGACGTCGCCGCCATTGGTAGCTGCCGACATGACCGCCGTTGTGGTGGCGGTGTTGAACGTGTCGCCGCTGGCGTCGTAGTCCTGGTCATAGCCGGTGCCGGCGAACCCGATGGTGCCGGTGATCTTGGCGCCGGCCTCGATGGTCAGGGCGAGCGTGGAGACGCGCATGCCGGTCATCAGGACGTGCTTACCGATCTCCTGGTAGCTCACCAGAATCTCGAACGCCTTGTCGGCATTGCCGCCCGCGACCAATTCGCCGGTGGTGGGGTTCCAGTCGTTGCAGAAGGCTGCGGCGATGAAGTCGTCAAACGACTGTGCCGAGAAATTGAAGTTGACGTCGCCGCCGACCTCATCGGACAGCCGAACCTCGTCGGTTTCCTCCCGGCGCCCCAGGTTCTCGCCAGCACCCTCGGTGTTGACGGTAATGGTTGGCCCGCCATCGGCGCGGCGCAGGATTTCCCAGGGATCGGTCGAGCCGTCCTCACGGTAGGCGATACGGATTGTAGAGCCGCTGTCTTGCATGGGATTTTCTCCAGGCATGAAAAAAGCCGCTCAAGGCGGCTCGGAGGTGGGCGGTGGGGCGGTTTAGCCGACGCGGAAGGGCGTCGATACGTTCAGTTGATACCAGCCGTCAGAGGGGCCCGCGCGCCGCACTGACGAGGCGAGCGTCTCAAGGTGCCCGGTACGCCAGAATTGTAGATGCGCGGCCAGGGAGTCGGCGATCTGGTACGCCTGCCGGCTGCCCTGATTGTCCTTGGTGAACACCTGGCACATGATCAGCCCGGGGCGGCGAACGCAGGGTTCGGAACCAACGCCAGCGACGAAGCTGTCGCCGTGCTGGATGGTCAGCCTCACCCATGGCTCCTGGTTGGCGATGGCCGTATCTACTGCGTCACCGTTGGGAGCGCCGTCATAGGCGACCGGCACGCCATCCCAGGTCGCCATCCGTGTCGTGATGGCGATGCGGATCTCGTCGAAGGTCATCGGTTGGCATACTCCCTAGCGTTGTTCGCAGCGATCTGGAATATGCCCTGAGGGGCCTGCCCGGAATGGCCGTGCTCCAGTATCTCCCCGTAGGGGGTGGTATTGACGATGTAGAACACGTCGCCGTAACGCAGTGAGGCCATCGCCGCTCGCGCATTGGCCAGGGTCGTCGTCCGCGACGGATCCCGCTTTTCTGGGTCGTAGCTCTCGTCGGGGCTGTTGACCGAGAAATTGTTGTTGGCCAGGAATCGACTGGTGTCCTTGGGCGAGCCGTAGATAACGCCGCGGACGTGGTGCTCTGACATATCGACCAGCCGCGCCAACTCTTCCTCGCGAACCTGGTCGGCGAATCCTGCGAGAGACTTGGTCCATCCTCGTTTAGCCATCAGTTCCTCCTGAGCTGAACCGTCCAAGTGGCTTTGGCCGGGTCGGCGCCTACGTTGACCACCAGCATGCCGTCGATGGTGTCGTCGATCGCTGGGGTGTCGCTCACCTCATTCTGCAGCGCGGTCAGCTTCACGTCGGTGCGCCGGATGTGCTGGTCGTCGACCTCTTGGATCGAGTACCCGCCGAACACGCCGCGCCCGGAGTAGGTCACAGTCGTCTCGGGATAAGTGCCCTCGACGGGGTCAAACTCGCCCGATACGACAGTGCGCGAACCGGTGAACGTCGTCACCGCGTCAGCCAGGTCCTCGTCAAACGCTTCGGCGATATCTGCCTGAAGCTCGTCACGTAGCCCCATAGCCATACCCCACGGTAATACCCATCGGAATGGTCCGGTACGCTTCGATCAGCGCCAGTGCGAACTGCACTCGCTCGGGGAGAGCGGCATGCTCGCCATAAGCCGATACATCGGAGTAGCGCTTTTCGCTCTCGGCGGTATCGGCCTTGACTCGCTTCTGTGTCATGACGCCCTCGGTGTGCTGGGCGTAGAGCTGCCCATCAGCCGCCGCCGCCGACAGCTCTGCCCCCGCCATGATGATTTCGTCAGGCACAGGGGCAGGTAGCTGGATGCGCTGCGACGACAGATAGGCGTTGGCCATTGCCACGAATCGGGCCTTTTCGGCGTCGGGCGCCCAGTCTGGGCCCAGCTTTCCGTCGACGTCTTCGACAGTCACGTATTGCGTCATGACAGCCTCGGTATTAGGGAGGCCCCGCAGGGCCTCGGGTTACTCGGCCGCTTTTTGTTGCGGCTGTTCGGCCTTATCGGCCGGCTTATCAGTCTTGGCGCCGGCGGATCGACCATCGACCTTCACCAGGATGCCGCGCTTTACCAGACCAGCCAGTCCACGCGCCTTGTCATCAAGGTCGGCCACCTTCTTCGGGGCGATGACTGCACCACCCACGTTCACTACGCCGAGCGTCTCGTTACGGTACTTGGCCATGATCAGACTCCGGTTGCTTTGGTGAGGGCCAGCGGCCGATAGATCGCAACACCAGAGCACTTGGCGATGCAGTCGATCACCATCTCCAGGTTGCGCTTCTCAGCGGGGAGCTGCTCGAACGGGCGCGGGATCTCGATAGACAGGTTGTCCACGTCGCGCTCGTACATCACCGCCTCGCCATTACCTTCGGCGGCCTCAAGCTCGGTCGATGCGATCAGAGACACGCCGGGGTGGATGGACTGGAAGGCCGCCCATACGCTCTGCCACTGCCCGCCGGTGTTGACGTTCTTCGACACCAGTGCCGAACGGCGGGTCGGGGCGACCGCCAGAGTGTTCGGCGTGTGGTTGTCGTAGGACTGCACCAGCACCGCGTCGTACATAGCCAGAAGGTCGTCGAGGATCTCCTGGCCGGTGGTGGCGGATGCGGACCAGCTCCCGGCGACCGCGGTGGTGCCGAGGTTGGGGTGATTGGTGAAGCCGTAGAAGCCGTGAGCGTCATCGCCGACCAGGGCCACCTTGTTGACGAGCTGGTCGATCGCGCGACGCGCGGTGCGGCCCTTGCGCTCTGGCAGATTGGTGCCCATGGCGTTAGCCAGGCGCATCTCGTCCAAGCTGTAGCCGTAAGCGTCGCCCAGGCTCTTGAGCTTCAGGGTCTCTTCCTTGCCCACGACGTCGACGCGGGGCAGGTCATCGGCATAGTTCGAGATGAACTTGGCCATGCCCACTTCGTCGTATGTGCGGTAGGTAAAGGACTCGGCCCATTCCGGCACTTCGGTGGACACCGGCACCAGTTGAAGGCCAGTCAGGTTGGGGGTCTGGACTTCGTAGATGCGTGACTTCACGTAGTCGAGCTGGCGAGCCAGGAAGATTCCCTGGTCTTCTCGCTCAATGCCAAGGCGGTCGCCGGCATCCATTACCGCCGCAAGGTCGGCAGCGTCATAATGCATGTGCTGTTTCATCGGTTTCGATCCTTATGCGGTCGGGGAGTGGAGTTCGACAAGGGCCAGGACGGTGCCGTCACCCATGGTTTCGGCACCTGACCGGAATACGGCGTTCGGGTAGGCGGTGCCGGCGGAGGCGTCCTGCACTTCACCAGCAGCGTTGAATTCGACGGCGCCGCCGTCGGTAACGGAGCCGGCATCCACCACCACGCACCAGACAAGGCCGCGTGTCATCACAGACACGTCGTCATACTGTGCGTAGTTGTCGACCTTGGTGTGAGTGTGCAACGCCACGCCCGCAATGCGGGTTGCCGCCCCCTCAATCACGGCGCCATCGGCGTCAACGCCGACCACGTGGCCGAAGCGCACATCGGCGGCAGCCGGGAATGACTCGACGCGGTCGAATCCAGCGTCGGCCTTCATGCCCGCGCGGGCCTTATCCATCTGGTAGATCATTGGTCATCCTCCACTTTCTCGCCGCGCAGTCGGGCGGCCATTCTCTCGCGAGCTGACGCGGCGGTGGCGCCAGGCTTGGCGTCCTCGTGCGTCAAGGTGGTAGCCTTCTTGCGCTGGCTGGCGGCATCGTCGCGGCGCTTGTCGGCATCGGCGCGTGCCAGGTCATAAGCGGCGTCGATGTAGGCCTCGGGCTTATCCTTGAGGTCCACGGCATCGCCACGCACGGCAGCGATGACGCCGGCCTTGATATCGCGGTCAGAGGCATCCTCGGCAAACTTGACCTTGTGCTCCTTGGCTACGGCTTCCAGCTCAAGGCGGGCACGAGCCTGATCGACAGCGTCTTGCTTGATCTGCTCGGCCTTGTTCTCGGCTTCTTTCTTGGCCAGCTCAGCAGCATCGGCGCGGGCCTTTTCCTGCTCGAGCTTGGTGGTGGCATCGCCAAGGTCGGCGCGGGCCTGATCGTAGGCCTGAGCCACCTCGGGCGCGGCGTCGTACTCGATGCCGTTGTCGAGACGGACTTTTTTCATGGTGAATTCACCTTCATCGTCGTCGGTTGGTGTTGCGGCATCGGCCGCGTCGAGATTGAGGCGGGCATTACCGGCCCTGCCTACCGGGACAACCGCGAGATGGTTTACGCGGATGTTGGTTTGGATCGCGTCGTAACGCTCTCCGTTGTACTCGCCGGGCTCCTCGATCAGGTCGACCGAGTACCCGACAGACAGCTCTTTCCAGCCATCCTGTTTGATGACGCGTGGGTCGTGGATCACGATGTCGCTGATGACGTTCTCGCCATCCTGACGCCCTTGGGTCGTCACGGTGCCGATTTGGTGGCGCTTCACTGTCGCCGCATCGACTTTGCCGTGGTGGCCTTTGGTGATGGGCTTGTTTCGGTACGAGGACAGGGAGTCCTCGGAAAACACGTCCTCGGCGCGGCGCAGTTCACGACGAACCCCGCCTTTGCCGTCGCGGTATTCAAAAACGCCCGTGCGGGTCAGCACGGGCGAGTCTTCGAGGTAGCCGTTTTCGTCATACCGGGCCTTGAGAGGCGCTCGGTCGTAGCGATTGACCGTCATGTCAGCGTTACCTTGTCGCGTGGGGGCCATATCGGCTGGCCGTAGCAGCGGCACCTAACCGCAGAGCCAGGGTGGCCATCACTGGGTGGATTCGACCACTGGTAGGTGCGCCCCTCTCGGCGCCGGTGCTCGGGGCGCTCCCGAGCATCAAGGATGCCGCGCCAGGCGTACTCTTTGACGCCGATGGCCTGCTGCCTGGCTTGGGCTAGCTGGCTGTGCAGCTTGCCAACCTGGTCGTCGGCGATGAGCTGGGCACGCTTGACAGGCTTGTCATAGGTCCCCTTGATGGTGGCGGCTAGATCCGTTGCTGATTGGCCTTCGTTAATTGCTCGAATCACCGTGCCCTGGAGCTCTTCCACATAGCGCTCGGGGATAGACCGAATCAGTGACAGATTCTGCGCCTCCCATGCCCTGAGCATGTCGGTCAGCCACGGCTCATCCTTGGCGTACTGCTCGCCATACTGGGCCTTGGTCATCCGCCTGATCTGTCGCAAGCCGTGCTCGCTGATCTGCTCGGCATAAACCACAACGCCTATCTCGTCTGCGGACGATGGCCCGGGCAGTGCCTCGACTTCCGGCTGGTTGCTCCCAATGACTGCTGCCAGGCCAACATCTTGCACGCCTGTCACAACACCCAAGGTGGACTCGAGCAACCCGGCCAGAAGATCGACCCAGGACCGTCCTGCTACCGGAGTGGCTGCATCGTCGGGGCGGTAACGATTGGCAGACTCAACCAGGCGCGGCACCTCGGGGATAAGGATCAGATTGCAGGCCTTGCCAAGCCGGCGAGCGTATTGCTTCAGCGCCTTGGCATACTGGCGTTCAATGCCGACCGGCTGCTGAAGCCTAGGCGCCATCATCTACCTCCAGCCCATACAGGCCATCGCGGGCCATATGTTGTCGCACCTCATCACCGCTCACCGTGCCGGTGTCGAGGTCGATCTGCCGTGCGGCGGCCTCAGCTTGAGAGGCTTGGGCGTTATTCAGTCTTGTTTCTGCCTGCTGGGCGTCAGTCGGCGTCCACAGCGACGGCCACTTGATGCGCCACTGCCTTGGGGCGTCGATACCCGACTGTCGGGTGATTGCCTCGATCAGGCGATTGATGGCCGTCTGCGCGCACGTCTGCTGAATGCCCTCGCATAGGTCGTAGAGCCCCTCCAGGTCGTTCTCGCCAGTAGCGTTCAGGCCAGCGGCAGCACGCCCAAACAGCGCCGTCACCGGGATGCCGGTATCAGCAGACACGGCCATCTGAAATTCGGCGATCAGGTCCTTGATGCCGGATACGTTCTGGTCATAGACCTGATAATCATCTTCTGCATCGACGGCCACGCCATTCATCAGGCTGCGCACCTCATCCACCAGGTCAACGCGCTTGCGTACGAGGTGTTCTTGGCCGTTCTGGATCAGTTCGGCCAACCCCTTCATGCGATGGACGGCCTGCTGCTTGCGCTTGAGCACTTCCAGCGAAAGCGTCAACGCCTTCTCGTAGCGCTCGATGGATCGGAATGGTGCGGTCGCGGCAGAGCGCCCTGACCAGGGCACAGAGGCGCCAACTCGCAACCTGGATGGCAGCGGGTCGCCATACACCGGCAACAGTCGCGACTCGTGGACTACGAAAAAACCCGTGGAGCCGCTGTTGCCAGCGGTGATGGGGCGGACGTGGTAATACTCCGGTTGGCCGTAGGTCGGCTCGCCGGGATCGTCGTAATAGCCCCCCGGCGCCACGGAGAGCTGGGGCAGCTCAATCACGCGGATCTCGGTGATCTGGCCAACACTCTCCGGCAGGGGCTCATCCAAGGTGCCGGTATCGGTCAGCAACATCAGCGCTGCGCCGCCATCGAGACGCGACCAACGCAGGGCATCAGACATGTTCCCCACAAGGTCGAGGCGCTGGAGCTCCTCGGCAATCACTCGATCATCATCGCCCTCAATTTCGACGCCCCGAGACATGGCCAGATCAGCGGGCAGGTCAATCACCCGAGCCGCAATCCCGCCCCGGGCGTACATGGTCGCCTGATCGGTGGGTGCGACCTGACGGCGGCGTTCGCCCAGCAGCGCCGAGCGATAGCCGTCCTCGTGGATGTTCGACATGGTGTCTCCTATGACGCCATCGCGGCGAAGCGCTGGCGATAGTTGTTGCCGCCGATCATCGGCTGGAGAGCGTACCTGGCGGCGTCGATGTAGTGGTTGTGCTTGTCGACGATGGTTGTCAGCACGTCGCCGGTCAGGCGGTCTACCTTGTAGCTGTAAAGCCGAGCCTCTTTGAGAAACTCGGTACAGCGCGGGTGGATAACGATCTCTTGGTAGCTTCGCAGGTGGGCGATGCCGTCCTCGACGCTTCCCGGCCACTTCTCGACCGGCTCCAGGCGGGGCAGGTTGTCGCGCCGGCCATCGCCGTCGGAACGAACATGGTTGATCGTCTCGGGGCGCGCCGAGTCGCCTCGCACGACGTGCCTGTCGATACCAGGTATTCGGTCCTTGAGGAACTTGGCGATGTCGTCGTTCTCGAGCCCGACTTTGCCGGCCTCGTGCTCGACGTAGAGCCGGCGATCATGCACCCACAGCTTGATAGCCGCCGTCGGGTCCTGGGAGAAGCCCCAGTCGACGCCGTGGTAAGGCCCATGCCAGTCGGAGCCAGGCTCGAATTCAGCCACCCGGTACTTGCCAGCAAGAATCTGCGCCTCGCTGTTCTCCCGGTAGGCACCTTCCCAGATCCAGGCATAGGTTTGGTCGTCCAGGGTGTCGCGGTCGTTGATCCGCTCCTGGTCGAGCACCTCTGGAAACCAGGGGTTGTCCTCGTAGTTCATCTCGACGATCTTGGCGCTAGCCGGGGCGTTCTTCCTGTAGCGCTGATCGGTAGGGCTTCCATCCAGCTCGGGGTTCCAGGTAATCCAGACTTCCGACCCCTCTTCGCGCACGGTTGGATTGAGCTTCTGCCAGGCGATTTCACTGACGTTCTCAGCCTCATA